CTTATTGCTCCACTTTTCCCTGTTTCGTGGCAAACTCTAACAACTAAATAAAGACACCCACCAAAGGAGTCTCAAATATGGCAGAAATTTTATCACCATTTCAATCGTTTATTTTCATCTCTCGCTACTCTCGCTGGATGCCGGATTATAATCGGCGTGAATCCTGGGACGAATGCGTTGACCGCTGGTGGAAGTACTTTACCGCTAAGGTTCCGCAACTCGCAGAGCGTCCTGACGTAAAGGAAGCAATCCTCAATCTTGAGGTTCTTCCTTCCATGCGCAGCCTGATGACTGCTGGGCCTGCATTGGATCATGACAACACATGCTTGTACAATTGTTCATATCTGCCAATCGACAGCCTTGATTCTTTTGCAGAGCTTTTTGTTGTTCTCATGAACGGCACTGGTGTTGGTTATTCGGTTGAACATCAATACACCGATAAACTTCCACAGGTTGCAAACAAGATTGAAAAAGTTTTTAACATCACTTATGTTGTTGAAGACTCCAAGGAAGGTTGGGGCAATGCAGTCAAGTTCCTCATGGATCATCTATACGCGGGTCGTCACGTCAAGTGGGATCTGTCAAGAATTCGTCCAGCGGGTGCAAGACTGAAGACCTTTGGTGGTCGTGCAAGTGGTCCTGCTCCTCTTGACAATCTATTCAAGTTCATCGTCAAGGTGTTCTACAACGCACAGGGACGCAGACTCACTGCTCTTGAGTGTCACGACATCTGCTGTGCCATTGCAAACGCAGTCATCGTCGGTGGTGTTCGTCGTTCTGCTATGATTTCTCTCAGCGATCTTTCGGATCGTGAGATGGCTCTCTGCAAGAGCGGTGCATGGTGGGAGCAGGCTGGCTTCCGTTCCTATGCAAACAACTCTGCGGTATATCGTGGGCGTCCTCCGATGGGCCAGTTCCTTGAGGAGTGGACTTCGCTTTATAACAGCCACAGCGGGGAGCGTGGAATGATCAACCGCAAGGCATTGCAGGAGCAAGCAGCCAAGTGGGGCCGTGACGAGAACTGTGAGTATGGCACGAATCCATGCTCGGAAATCATTCTCAAGCCATTTGAGTTCTGCAATCTTTCAACAGTTGTTGTTCGTCCTGATGATACGGCTGCTTCTTTGAAGAAGAAGATTGAAATCGCCACCATCATCGGAACCGTTCAATCTACCTTTACTGAATTCCCATATCTTCGTCCCGAATGGAAGAAGAACTGCGAAGAGGAGCGTCTGCTCGGTGTTAGCATGACTGGAATTTATGATAATAAATTGACCAGCGGTCTTGAGGGCAAGCCAAAGTTGGTGCGTCTACTTGAAACCCTCCGCGATCATGCAACGGCAACAAACATGAAGTGGGCAGAAAAGCTTGGCATCAATCCAAGCAAGTCCATTACATGCATCAAGCCAGAGGGAACGACTTCGTGCTTGGTGGATTCGGCATCTGGTCTCCACCCACGCTATGCGGAACACTATTATCGTAGAATCCGTATCGACAAGAAGGACCCAATTTACAATCTCATGAAGGATCAAGGCGTTCCTTGCGAAGATGATGTGATCAATCCTAATAACACGGCTGTCTTCACATTTGCCATGAAGGCCCCAAGAGGCACAATCACCACGGAAGATCTCCGTGCATTGGATCACTTGGATCTGTGGAAGACTTATCAGGAACATTACTGCCATCACAAGCCATCAATCACCGTCAACTACAAGGATTCCGAGTTCCTTGAGGTCGGTAACTGGCTCTGGGAAAACTTCGATGTCGCAACAGGCATCTCGTTCCTTCCCGGTGGCGACAATCACACATACGCTCAGGCTCCATTTGAGCAAATTGATTCTGCGACATATGCAGCGCATCCGAAGGTTAAAGTTAACTTCAAGGAGCTCTCTAAATATGAAGCAGAAGACAATACTGAGTCGGCAAAGGAATTTGCCTGCAGTGCTGGAGGTTGCCAGATAGTCTGATCCTCAATCCTCTGTAGCTCAGTAGGTAGAGCGGGAAGCTGTTAACTTCCATGTCACTGGTTCGATTCCAGTCGGAGGAGTCAAAATTCTCCCCTTTTAGGGGAGAATTTTTTATTGGCATAAATAAAAGTGAGGAACTATAGATGGACCAATTAACAAATTTTTATAAAAACAAATCAGAAGTTTTAGCAGAACAATTAAAAAATTTAGAAGCTAAAATTAATTCTTTGATTGAGCAGGCACCAGCTTCTACTTTTAAAGCTGGCTCAACAAAACCAGGGTCGATGTCAAATTTAGGAGCAAGTCCTGAAGCAATTGCAGCCGCCAACCAACAACAGTCTGGAAAATTTGCAAATTTAGGAGCAAGTCCTGAAGCAATTGCAGCCGCCAACCAACAACAGTCTGGAAAATTTGCTGGTACTTTGGGCAGCACGCCAAATCAAACCGGAAAAAGCACAGCGGAGTTGATGGCTGCTAATAAAGCAAAAAGAATGAAAGATTTGGCAAATGAACCCTCTCAAAGAGTAAGTCAGCAAATGTATTCTAAGCCAAAGCAGGCAGCAAAAGCACCTGCTCCACCACCACTTTTGGCAAGAGATCCAAATGTCCCAACTCCTCCCGCCAAAGGACAGCCAGCTCCGGTTCAAGGTGGAACAAAACCACCTGTAAAGGCACCAGCCCCACCGCCACTTTTGGCAAGAGATCCAAATGTCCCAACTCCTCCCGCACAAGGATCACCTGCACCAGTTCAAGGTGGGACAAAGCCACAACCAACATCTATTGGTCCAAACTCAGATTGGGCAAATCAACAAAGAGCTTCATTCAATACAGGAATGGTAAAAGATGCACTCAAAACAACAACACCAGCACAAACAACACAAACCAGTGGTGTTCCTAGTGTAGGTCAATTGTTGGGAACGCAACCTTCGCCAGCAAAACAACCAGCGTATAATTTTAATAATTCATCAAAAGATTTAATGAACCAAATTACAAATTTATTATCTGGATTTGGTGCTTCTAAACCAAAACCAGCAAAACCATCTATGTCTCGTTCTGAATTGGAGCAGGCAGCAATGAATCCAAGTGGTGCGGCAACACCAAAGCCAAAAGGATTGCCAGTAAATCCATACACTGGAAAAAATTATCAACAACCAGAAGCTGCACCAAATGCAGCAAGACCCGGAACAGATCCCTCATCTATGGCAGAAATTGGTGAAAGACAAAGAGCAGCAAATACACCAACAGCATCTGGAAGAAAAGCATATGAAGAAATGCAAGCCAGACTTGGAGCAAAAGCAGATCCAGTAAACGTGGATCAATTCATGAAGTTTAGAGCTGACTCTACCGGAAAATGGTACGATTTCCCAAAGAAATAATAATTTAAAAACAAAAATTAAAAATCCTTCCTGTTAAAGGGAGGATTTTTTCATAAATATTTTAGTCAGCGGCGGTGGGGTAGTTCCACGCATTCCTTTTGGGCCAATCGAAGTATACGCTCATCGTAATGCTCAGGAACCACCGCTGCTGGCCAAGGTATAAATATATATGTTCTATATGTTAGTAGGTGTTGATTATTCGATAACTTGCCCTTGCCTTTGTCTTTATGACGAACGCAAAGAATTTAAATTTGAAAATTGTTTGTTTTACTATTTAACAAATACTAAAAAATTTACAAATAAAGTATTCCCGAATATAAAGGGAGAATCTTTTCAAGACTACGAACAGGATGTAGACCGTTTTGACAGCATTTCTGAGTGGGCCTTAAAACTTTGTATTGGGGCCTCAGATGTCGCTGTTGAGGGCTATTCTTATGGATCAAAAGGTAAAGTTTTTAATCTTGCCGAAAATATGGGAATCTTTAAGCATAAGCTCTATAAGGCCGCGATTCCTCTGACGGTCATTGAGCCGTCTAAAGCCAAGAAACTCGCTACGGGCAAAGGTAATGCTGATAAAGCCCTAATGTATGAAGCCTTCAGCAAAGAAACAAATACAAATTTACTTCAAAAATTTGAGCAAAAAACTTTGTCAAATCCGGTAACTGATATTGTGGACAGTTACTTTATATTAAAATCGTTGATAGCCAGCAAAAATTAACGAACTATTCTTCCGGGTTTCATTTTTACGCTATTATCCAATTTTTCATGGAAACGCTTTGGAACCTGGCCACTTGATTTAATTTTATCAATTACTTCTTTAAATTGACTTCCAACTACTTTTTGCGGACATAATGTCATATCCATTGCAAGCGATGGGGTTGATGCACCCCAATCTTTTACAACTTTCTTTTTGTTGCAACTTGGACAAGGTTTTTTGGTCGGAAGATCCCTGTCGTTATAATTTAAAATTTCATCAAATGTGTGACTACATTTTTCACAACGAAAAGCATAATTAGGCATTGTTTGGTCTCTTAAAAGTAATTAGCATATCTTCAAACAAGAAACCATATGAAGGTTCTTTTGGTTTCTTTAACAAAGGCATGCTAGCTTCTTTTGGTGTTCTATTTCCCTTGGTTAAATTGCATTTTTTGCATGCTGCTACCAAATTAGTCCAAGAAAACCCCCCACCTTTACATTTTGGAATAATATGATCAATAGTGGCAGTTTCATCGCATAAAGTTTTTCCACAATATTGGCAGCAATATTGGTCTCTTTTAAAAATATTTTTTCTATTCGGTGCTACTTTTTTGTATGGCAAACGAATATAATATTTTAATATTAAAATTTTTGGAATTCTTACAATTTTTGAGACAGAGACAACTTCATAATATTCTTGTGCTGTCTCATCGATCCAAACTTTATCTTTAGAAAGAAGCTTAAAAGCTTTGGCGACAGTGATAATATTTAAAGGAGTGTTGTCTTGATTTAACAGGAGTACCTGTTTCTTCATACCTTTTAAGTATTTATATAATTCTAAATATTTTACAGCCATGGATAATAAAAAAGATAAACAATTTTACTGGGAAGTCAAGGATTTCTTGACAAAAAAACCTAACTTTAACGTGAAACCTAAGACAGAATCAGTAGTTAATACTGTTAAAAGTTTGCTAGAAACCAGCAAACCAAAACCAGCCCCCACTGTTTCTTATAATGAAAATATGACATCGGCTGTCAAAAAAGCAATCAATAAGTCGCAAGAAATAAAAAATAATGGGACGCCAAGTATAGTTGCTTTTACAAAAAACATTGCAGGCAATCCATTTCGTTCTTTGACTGAATCTGTTAAAAAAATATACGAGCAAGATGAAGAAAAATTTAACCAAGACACGCTTCAAACTAGTGCAAGAGAATTGGCAGATATCCAAACACAGCTCAGAGACATTGATCCAAATAATGCCACACCGGAACAAAGAAAACAGTATGTAAGTTTAAGGGATCAAGAAGCTGCTGCACAAGCTACTAGAGATAAACAATTAGAATTACAAAAACAAGACGAAGAGGAAACGGAAGAGGCAGAAGCACAAGTTGCGGGATCTACTATAAAAACAACTAGTACCGGTGCAAGATATGGTGTAAAACCTGACTTTGTAAAAGAAAGAGAAGCACAGGCAGCACAAGCGAAACCGGCAACAGCTGGAGTTGATACTGAAGGGCCTGCCGTTCCTACTGCAGATGAAGAAAGAGAAGCCGCAGCCAGAGCGCAAAAAGAAAAAGAAGCAGCTGATGCAGCAAAAGCAACAGAGAAAAAAGAACCAACCGAGGATGAAAAATTCTCATCTGCAAGAACAGATTACTACAAAAAACAAAATGCAAAAAAGAAATTAGAAGCAGAACAACGTCTTGCTGCAATTGAACAGCTAGACACTAGCAAAATGAGTGAAAGTGGAAGAATGGCTGTTGCAAGAAATAAGATGAAATTTCAACAACAACTTCGCGGCGACATGGATATGAGCGATAGTGATATTGCTAAAAGAGTTTCAGGTGATTTAAAATATAGAAACGATACACAGGCTAAACAGAAAGAAAAAATAAATTTACCACCAGAATTAGCTCGTCCAGCGTCGGGTCAAAGTTATCAGGAGTGGGATAAAAAAAGAAACGAATTTATTGCTGCGGAAAGATCTAAGAGAGGTCTTCCACAAGTATCTGCATCTGAAGCAGCTTCCCGTGCGGCTGGAAAAACTCCATCAACAAAACCAGGGTCGATGTCAAATTTAGGAGCAAGTCCTGAAGCAATTGCAGCCGCCAACCAACAACAGTCTGGAAAATTTGCTGGTACTTCGGGCAGCACCCCAAAACCAACAGGCACTAGCACCACTGCTTCTACGCCTCCAACTACTTCTACATCTTCTACTCAAACTGGTTCACAAGTTTCACAAAAAACAAATAATTTATTTGGAGGCACGCAACAAAAACCAACGGGTAGCTTTGAACAAGCTGCATCAAAGCCTGCGTCATTGTCTGGCTTTGTTCCATCGTCTGAAAATGATAATCTTGAACCAGGTTTTAGAGAATTGAATCAAATGAATCCTCAAGCATCATTTTCATCAATAAAAACAGCTCAACCAATAAAACAAACAAAAGCATCTTCTTACAGGATATAATATGAACTACTTAACAGAACATTATAAAAATATTTGTGAATCTCTTGATGCTCAAAAAACTATTCTTGAGTACATGATTTTTATAAAAGAAGACGAGAACCTTGATAATGTATTAAGACGCTTAAGGCAAGGTGGCATGCACCAGCTCTCCGCAGATGATAAAAAATTGTTAGATGCTGCTAGAGATGAGATGCGTTTGCAGTCGGGATCTAAAGAGAATCTTGGACAAATGTCAGCAAAATATATTTCACAAAAAGCTCAAAAAGCTTCTCGCACTTCTGATTCGGCACAAAGAAGAATGAGAACTCAAGAAAGAGCCAGAGCAAATGCAAATTCCACAGCTAAAGGAACCGTTAGCTCATCATCGACACAGGGCACAGCAAATGCTGCAGACATAAAAACCCCATCTTCGTGGGGTGACCCAAGCATTCGTTATAAAGGTGTACGAAATTATTTTTCAAATTCAAATTTAAGTCAAAGTGCCAAAGATTTAGAAAATTTAACTAAACCTACAAGTTATGGGATGCCAGAAACAAAAGGCTCCGGAACACCACCACAAGAACCACCTGTGCAAGCAAAACCAAAACCTTCTGGAACTCCACCAAAATATCCACAAGAGCCGCCAGTACAAGCAAAACCAAAACCTTCTGCACCTAAATCAAAACTCTCTTTTCCAAAAAAATTAACGGGGTTCGGTGTCGGTTTGGCGACAGGGTGGGGTGCCGATGAAGCCACACGATCAGCTTTAGGTGCTCTTGGTGTAGAAGATGAAAATATAAAAGATATTGCTGGTACTGCAGTTGGAACTGGTGTTGGTATGGCAACAGACATCGCAACAACCTCTGCACTCGGTGGTGCAGGGTTAGGTGCAGCTGCAGGATTGGGAGCAGCTGCAGTTCTTCCATTTGCCGCAGCAGGAGCTGCTGGCGCAGTATTAGGAAAAGGATTAGAAAAAGTCGGTGAAATAGAATATAAACTTCCAGGAGAAACAGGAAACGCAAAAAGCACGCACCAAAGATTTGGGGAAAAATTATATCAATATAACCCACTTGTTCGCAGTGCAACAAATATTCTAGCCGGAAATGCTTTAACTGCAGGAATGGGCGACTTGAATGAAAAGCCAAAAGGTGTTGCAGGCGGAGATCCAAGTAAGATAGCTCAAAATCAAAGAGAAGATGAGGAAGAACAAGCAGAAATAGCAAGAAAACAGGCTGCAGAACAATCAAGAGCTGAAGGGCGTTCTGCTCGTATTGCACAAAAAGTAGCAGAATTAAAAGCAAAAGAGAGTTCACAATGAAAAATAAACTAGTTGAAGAACTGTTGGAGCAAAGATACCAAGAAAATTTAAATGAATTCGTTGGAGCTGCAGTTCGTGCAGTTGGAAGAGCTTTAAGTCAAGGAGCAAAACAGGCAACTAAAACAGCAACACGTACTGCAACAGAAACTGGTGGAAGAACAGCCGTAAGACCAACTATGACTACACCAAAAAATGTAGTTGTAGTAAAACCAAAACCAGCTACAGCCCCATCGCCGTCTACAGCTCCCGTACCAACAGAAGTCCCAACTCAAATACCGACAACAAAGCCAGTTGAAATACCAACAACACAACCAACGGTTCCTCCAGCAAAACCAGCTGAAATTCCTGTAGTACGACCAAAGCCAGAAGAGTTACCGGGGTATAGACCAAAACCAGACGAGATCCCAGGCCAAAAGCCAAAACCAGACGAGATCCCAGGCCAAAAGCCAAAACCAGATGAGATCCCAGGCCAAAAGCCAAAACCAAAACCTGATGAGGTTCCATCTCCAAAACCAAAACCAGAGGAGATTCCTTCTACAAGACCAAAAACTCCTCCAAAAGAAGAGCCAAAGACTCCTCCAAAAGAAGAAACTAAAACTCCTCCAAAAGATGAAACTGGGACTCCTCCAAAAGAAGAAACGAGAACTCCTCCAAAAGAAGAAACAAAGCCTCTTCCAAAAGAAGAGCCAGTAAAACCATCTGCACCACCAATAGCCGGTGTGACAAATTTAATACGCCGAACGAGAAGTCCAAAAATTGATATTGGTGGTAGTTCGATGGATTCTTATAGAACAGGTGAACAAGGATTTCTTTTACCAGCTTATGTAAATTTGGGAAGAGAAGCTATTGGATTAAGATATGCAACGGCCTTGCGTCTTATATAATATGTGATATAATTATTATGTATTATGTACATTGAAAATTATAAAAAGTTTACGCATAAACCAATAGACATAGAAGGTTCTTTAAAAGAAGTTTCAGAAAATGGAAAACGTTTTTATGAAACTCCAGAGGGAATCTTTCCCAGTGTTACAACTGTAGTTGGTTTTGAAAAACAACAATTTTTTGCTGAATGGAGACAGAGAAATCCAGAAGAAAGCAAAAGAGTAACATCAAGGGGAACAAAATTCCATTCTTTAATAGAAAAATATTTAAAAAATGAAGATATAGATTATGATAATCTCCAATCTGGAAACAAAGCTTTATTTTCTTTATTGAAACCAGAGCTAGACAAGATAGACAACATAATTGCTCTTGAAAGTCCTTTATGGTCAAAAACTTTAAAACTGGCCGGAAGAACAGATTGTATTGCAGAATATGATGGCAAACTTACAATAATAGATTTTAAAGCCAGCACAAAAGAAAAAAGAAAGAAAGATATCGATAATTATTTTGCTCAGGCAACTGCATATGCCCTAATGTTCCAAGAAAGAACGGGAATAATAGTTGACAATTTTGCAATATTAATTGCATGTGAAGATGGCTTAAAACAAGTTTTTGAGGGAAATCCACTCCACTATGTTAAACATTTACATAAATTAGTAAAAAAATACAGGAACGCAAATGGAATATCGTGAACAGAGAACACTGGAAGAAGCTGTCAACACAAGAGGAAGTCGTTTATGGACTAAAATGAACGATAATTCCAAATCCGAAAAAAACAGGCAACTTTTTGTTGAAGAGAATGGTGGCTTTTTTGTTCGTGAAGGTCGCTATTGGAAATGGAATACTCCAGTAAAAGAAAAGAATGGTTATTGGTTAAAACGAGCAGATAGCGGAGAAAAAGTCTTTTTTGAAAATATGACTAAATTCGGAAATGAAAATGGGCTTACCGCAGTAAAAATATGCGAACTCTTGAATGGAAAAAGAAAAACCTATAAAGGTTGGACTGCAGTTGAAATAAGAGAAGTGAAGGATAGCGTTGGCTCCAACGAGAAGTTAAAGGAACCCAAAAAAGATAAGATTAAGATAACTATGGGTGCCGTTTTACAAGACATTACTACTGGTGAAATTTTAAATATTTCAAGCATAGCAGATTTTGCCAAAGACAATAATTTAGATTATGCAAATTTAAGAAAACTTGCGGTAGGCAAGGCAAAAACATATAGAAACTTAAAATTATTCAATCCAATTGAAAAATACAAGGCTCTTGAAGAGCCTAAATAATTGGAGATGAACTTTAAAAGCCTTTTATCAAAATTATACGAAGCAAGAGACAATAAAGAAGCCTTTACTCGGACTGGTGAAGCCACCAAAAAAGAAAGAGAAAAGAGCAAATCTGTTGATTCTCGGTCAAAAGATGCTGCCAGAAAGCGCGCAGAGCGGGCAAGAGAGATGCCCCGTGAAAGAAAGCCTAAACAAGAATTAGTGAAAGAAGTTTTAGGCGTAAAAACTAGAGGTGGAAGAGTTCAGCTTATTTTTAAAGATTCTTTCAATAAAGAACAACACACAAAAATTGGAAAAGAAAATATGTCAATTGCTGATGCTCAACAATTGACAAAAGATCCAAAATTTGAACAAACAAGAGCATCAAAACTTCTCTTTGGAAACGTAAAAGAAAAAGAAAAATCAGACAAGGGACCAAAAAAAGAAGGAAAGTCTGAGCCAAAAAAAGAAACTAAACCAAAACAAGAAGACGAAAAGAAAAAAGAAGGCCAGCAAAAAGAAGGCCAGGAAAAAGAAGAAAAACCAAAAGCCAGAAGACTTAGCAAAGAAGAGATATTTCAATCTCTTTCACAAATGACACCAGATCAATTGCTGGGTGTTCCTCCCGATCTCCGTCAAGAGTTTTTCCAGACGCAAAGAAAGCCGCCATCAAATAATGATTTTGATGAGATGACATACGAGACACTAAGCGTAAAATTTGGTCTTAATCCAGTATCTTCTACCCCATACAACCAACAAGTATTGAACGCTATTATTTTCTTGGCAAAGATGAAAATGGGTGCAAGCGACCAGGAGATGCAGACAATCAGTGCAATGAATCCAAAGGGAATGGATTTTACACGTGGAGCATTCTACACAGCAAAGAAAATACTTTCCCAATTAGGCGAAGAATGTATTCAATCAATGATGTCAACAATTGAAAGTGGTGGAACACCAATGAGCAGCGATGGTGTTCCAGATATGGCTTGCGGTGATTATAAATTCAAAGTTTCTGCTGGTGGTGAAATAAGTCTATCTACTACACAGTTTGATCAAAAGAACAAATCATTTAAAGGTTATGTTGCATCTGCTTTAGCAACCGCTTTGGGATCTCCTGAAACAATTGCTAGAGACAATGCTGTAAAATCAGTTTTTGAAAAAGGATCACAGATTAGTTCTGGGTATAGTTCTGAGCTGATCCCACCAGAAGCATTGAGTTTGATTTTAAATGATGAAAAGCTTCTCACAAAATTTAAAAATACAAAAATACAAGATCAAAATGGAAACGATCTCGGAACAATTATAGATTCTGAAAATAATTTAAATCCAAAAGCATCTTTGGATAACTACTACAAAGAGTGGCAAACCTTGTCAAAAGATCTTGTAAAAGGAAAAGAAACTCCATTTAAAAGCGAAATATCAAAACAAGTATTAAAAAATGTTCTTCGTGGAGATAATATCGTAGATCCAAAAAATGCACCGACACACTTAATTACAGTAAATGGCGTATTCCCGATGACGGATGATTGGTTTGATATTGTATCTAAGCAATCTGAGCTTGATATAAAACCAGCAAAAACAATTTTAAGTTCAAAAAACGTAACCAACTATAAACCTTCAGCAGCTGAAATGTTGAAAAAATATAGTGTTGTAGTAGAACAAAAAGAAGAAAAAACGCCTTCTCTTTCAAAAATGATTATTCCTGCTGAGAGCATAAATCCTGCTCAGTTTATGGTAAATCATATAATGAATAATTATGAGTTTCAACTAAACTCAAGTTTATTACCCGGATTCAAACCAAAAGATTTAAATTCTGTTGATTTTAATTATGTTAAAATAGGTAAAAAGACAATAAAAATTCCTGTAGAAAAAGAACAAAATATTTCTTTGGCAATGCAGGAAAATGCAGGTCTCATAGTAAATGATTTGCTTTTAGAATCTTTTACAAATAATTTTGTACTTCACACATTATTAAAAACTACATTGGTAAATGATACAGAGGCATCATTTTTGAACATGGGTGAACAAATTTTGTTGGAAAATGAAATAAGACCTATGGAGTTGCAACAAATATATAAAAATGTAATGGAAAGAGTTGAAAACGAACCTTTCCGTCTTTTGTGGATTGTAAACATATTGAATGCAATCGATGAAGAGTATGAAAGAGACTACAAACAAGAATACAAAAATTACCACGGAAAACCAAAACAGAGAAAAGAAAGAGCTGCTAGAACTGCTGCAAGAGAATTGATGATAAAAAAGGGAAGAGCAAAAAAAGGTGACGGCAAAGACATAGATCACAAAAAGCCTCTTCGACACGGTGGTTCTAAGGGCATAAATAATTTACGTGTCAGAAATCGTTCAGAAAACAGATCTGACAATGGACACCACAAAGGTGAAAAACAAAATAAGGATTGGAAATGATCTCTAAAAATATAAAATTGATCACAGAAAAAGTATACGAAAACTCTGGCCTAGGCAAATGGTTTAACAAAGAATCTGCCGGGGGTGGACCGGGCTGGGATCGTTACAATACCAAGGGAGAGCGTGTCGGAAAATGTGGTGACGCAAAAGAGGGTGAATCGTATGCCGCATGTTTGAGCCGTCAAAAGGCAGACAAACTTGGAAAAGAAAAAATAGGATCATTTGTAAGAAGAAAAAGAGCTGCACAAAATAAAGCCGGAAGAGGCGATAAAGGCGATGTAAAAGGAAAAGGTAAAAAGCCTGTATTTGTAAAAACTGGTGTTACTGAAGTTAAAGAATTTTTTGAAGTGTTTACAGTTTTAAACGAATGCTTTATTCCGTTGACTTTTAATTCAATTGAAGCAAAAGATCTATTGCCATGTGATTTGATTATAAACGAAGCTGGTAAAATATTAAATGTAAACGGAATAGAACTAAATGAAGAAAAATACGAAATAAGTTTTACTGACGAAGAAGGTAATGAAGTTAATGAGATATTTGAACCTTCTACTGTAATGGGGTTTGTTGATACTAATGAAGGAACTGAAAAAGACGATGAAGGAAAATTTGTTGAGATTTACGAGGATGACAATAAAAAAGTAAAACTCAATAAAATCATGAAGGGCGATGTTAAAAAATACAAAGTTTATGTAAAAAATGACAAAGGAAATGTAGTCAAAGTAAACTTTGGTGACCCAAACATGGAAATAAAAAGAGACGACCCAGATCGTCGCAGAAACTTCAGAGCTAGACACAATTGCGATACTCCGGGACCAAGATGGAAAGCACGCTACTGGGCTTGTAAGACATGGAGCACACAATCAGTTACTTCTATGTTGAAAGAAGAAATTGAAATACTTGGTGAAGCAGCAAAGAACAAAGCAAAGGATCCTAAAAAATGGAGTTCTTGCATTGCTCAAGCTAAGAAAAAGTTTGATGTTTATCCATCAGCATATGCCAATGCATGGGCAGCAAAATGCTACAAGAGCAAGGGTGGAAAATGGAAAAAACTTTCAGAGGACATTGCATTAGCAGGGCTAAACAAACTTTATTCAAAATCTTATAATAAAAATTTTTATGGGTTGATGGATTTAAGAAAAAACAAATTTTTTCAGTCATAAATAAAAGGAAGACTATGAAATTCAAAGAATTAATCTCAAATATCCAAACATTGGCCGAAAATTCAGGAGAGCATACCGAAGGCGGTGGTGGCCTCTATTCAGGTCAACCAAACCCAGGGCCATCTGCCTTAACAGATAAGGGAACATTTAACCTTGCTCTGCCTAGATCCATTGATGCAATTAATGCATTGCTTCACACCTTTTCTTATAAAGATTACATCGACCCAGATGGAGTTATGTCGATTGTAAAACAAAAATTAAACCACTTCGGTCTTGACTTTGCATGCAAAGGAAAAGTTCAAGATGGTGATAATATGTACGAATTGGTGCAATACGGAAGCACCCAATTGGGAGTTTATGGGCAAAATCCTTATGATGACGTAAATGAAAAAGGATTCTCTCAAGGAGATGGAATCAAAGAAAAATTGGGTCACTCCTTAGCATTGTCTGTTAATGTTCAAAAGATGCCAACAAGTCTTCGTAAAGTGACAATGATGATCGTGCCAACAGCTACATCATCCTATAATACTGGTGATATGGCGGGCGCAGATTGTGGTTGTTCACATTAATCAAACAAACAATTCCAACAATATTTTGACAGAATCGTGTTTCACTGATTTTTGTCAAAAATATTATTTTAACCCGGAATGTTCGGGCAAGGAAGAGTTTATTGATGACATGAAGCGAATCAAATACATAAAAAGATTGCTTCAAAAAATACATAAACACAAAACATTAAAATCAATAAGAGAGAGATTGATAATAAATCATCTCATAATATTAAGAAACGTGTTTGGTGAAGAAAATACAGCCAGAATTTTGTTTTTTAAATTGGAGCCAAGACTTCATTGTTATTTGAAGTCTTTTTTAGTATTTTTAAATTTTAATATACAGGATATCCCAGAAGTTCAATATTTTAAAATTTTAACAGATCAGAGAGTTGACAAAAAGCTCTCTCAGACTGAAAACTAAATATTTTTGATGCTTTCAGGATCCTCATACATACCACCATTTTATTTTTACCAATTTGCAGATGCAATAAGTGCACCCTATACGTCTTTAAAGGCTTATCAAGGGGGCGTTATTGATGCGAATGGAAATCTTTTAAAATCAGAAAACAACATAGAGCCATTTGAATATTTGGTTATAAAGCTTAAAAAAATATTTGAACAGCTTCCATATGGAATGACAAAAGCAAAATTGGGTGGGTATCTGTCAACTTTGCAGTTATTTGCAGAAGAAGCAGAAGCATACAACTTTAACTCAGAATATATGCACGCTTTGATTGAAGGGCACATTTCAAATATCACTGATGGTGAAATTAGTTATTTGGAATTATGTGAGGATATGGGTTCAGGAGGCGGTGCAGCAGGTTCATTGGGAACACCAATGGGAGGATCTGGCGACACTCCCGGTGTTGCAGGTTATGACCCACCACTCACAGATAAAATAATAAAAAGAAAGTATTTGCAAAATTGTGAAATATTTGATGTTTGTCCAGAGGATTATGTTGCATTTAAAAATGCAAAATCATGGAAAAATATTCCAGATGGACCAACTAAAAACTACATGCAACGGTTTCAAAGAAGAAACAAAGGAACTAAACTTGCTGTAAGAACCACAATGCCAGAGAGTGGAGAGCAAGATCTTTATTGGATTACATATCCATCAAAAAGTTTTATGGAAGAATATGGGTTGAAAAATGTTGATTTTTTAACTGAAGGCATGGAATACTTAAATGAAGCATTGTCCCCCAAAGAAGTCCATGATAAATTTGCTACATATTTAATAAAAAAAGGATATGTTAGGGTTCCTTCGCCAGACTTAAAAACTAGACAAAATGCAGAATCTCTGCAAAAGTTTCATGATTCTTTACCTCACGGACATTTTTATGTTGGAGAAAATCCAAATGAAGGTCGGGGTCATGATGCATATCTAAAAGTTGATAATGAAACATACGGTGGAATAGAACTTAAAAAAAGCACAGCGTCCAAACCAAGATCCAAAAAACCATCTCATCATGGGATGGGAATAGGAATAAGCAGAATTTTATTGGATAAGCTTGCAAAAAGATATGGTAAAGAATCTGAAGTTGAAAAAAAGCCATCTCTTGTTAAGAAAATTTTTTCTGGATTAATGGATTCTAGTAAGTTACAGAAGTTAGTTGAGCGGGGTGCACAAAAAGAAATAGAAAGAAGAGGCGAGCTTATAATTGCAGGTGATGTTGGTGGCGTACATGCAGTTTCTTCTTCAAGAAGAAAATCATCGGAAAACAATAGATCAGAACTTTACGATAGACACCAAAGATTAGCAAGTTCAATTGGAATGGATCTCACAGGAAATATAAAAGACTGGGGCGGTACTTTGCAAACAGGCTTTAAAAAGTCCAGACCAACAAGTGAAACTGATAAAGGTGTATCTTTAAAAACAAGAGTCGAATTAACTCCTGTTTCGGCTGACCATGAAATGCATGGTTCTTATGTAAGAAACAGTGAATTTTTAAAATAAAAAAACCCCCTTTCGGGGGTTTTATCAATCCTGAATAAAATTTTTCTTTTTGCAGCAATTGGGCTTAGAGCACATGTTTGCTTTTCTTGCTTCATTTATAATTTTTTCATGTGCATCATCCCAGCCAGCCGTCCATTCTTGGATGTAAACGGGATTTTCATTATTAAACGTGTGTTTTGCAACCCCTCTCATGCGAGATTGAAATCCTTCACTATATGCTGAACCTGGTTTATAGTCGCTCATTTTTGCTCCTTTGGATCAACTGGAATAATTTGAATCTGATTTATTAACTTGTCAAGAGCTTTTACGTGGGCAAATTGCTCAGTGATTGCGAGATATCCACGGATTTCAATTAACTTCATGTATTCATCTTGACTAAAAGTCATGACTTTAGTTTTCTGTGGTCTTTGTGGCTTATTTCTCGGTTGCTTGTTTGGATTTGGTTTATTGTTTAGTTGTTTAGACCATTGCTTTAAAATGTCATCCATGTTTAAATACTCTTGCATGTGTTCAAAATAATCTTCATTATTTTGCATTTTATTCCACATGTTTTTAAATTTTGGATTAAATGGACCGTAATAGAAGAATCCATTGTTTGGATTGCTTGGGTCATTATCGTCGCCATTTTGCCAATTTTGAAAATCGTTATAGTCTGAATTATTCATGTGTTTCCTTAGTTAGTATCGAAGAACTGTTCATATACAATTTTTCCACGACTGTCGGTTACAGAAATATACCGAACATGACGTTCAATTGCATCTGAAATATTTAGTGGATCGTTTGGGCCAAAAGACAGATGCTTGATCCAAGCGGAGCATCCACCAAGAGAAATTCTAACTTCATTGCCTGACGGATCAGACCCATAAAAATCAAATGTAGATTTTTCTCCGTCATAATACGTAAAGAAACAATCAATTGAGTCATACTTTTTTCTTACGTCACTTAAAGGTAATTGTGTGTCAGTTTTAGCCATTGGGCAATCTTTCTTGTTTTACGGTATCTGGAAGACGGCCAATTGAATCCAACTTTCTTAGGGTTGAAACTTTAGCTTCCATCAAACTTTTGTTTCTATTGTTGCGAATTCTCTCTTTACGCTTTCTATGTCTGCGAGCTGTTACACGTTGCTTTGAATTAGGCATATTTTACTCCAAAATTAAGTTTTCTTTGATTTCTTAGATTTCTTAGTTACCTTACGCTTTTTACTAAAAATAGCATCATAATTTTTACCATAAACTTCCATATTCACCTGTCTAGGTGAATCTCCTTTACCTGCGCCATTGTTTCCGTAGTCCATAATATTTACTATATCCTATGTTAAAGAAAAGTCAAGTATAAATATTTTTATGAAAAATAATAAAGGTTATTACAGTTGGATTCATACATTGAATAATTCTGCCATCAGTGCACATAAAAAGGGAATTGAAATGCTTGCAGAAAGCAATGGGAATGATCCAAAAAGTGCGGGTGGTGATGACTCTGCATATGAACGATTGAAAGCAATGAAAGATGCAGAAAAAATGGCAGACCTTGCAAAAATAAAAGGTCCAATAGATTTTAAACCAGAAGGATCTGCACAAGATGTAGAAAATGATGCTGAAAACGGTTTCATTGATGATCCTCCACTTTCAAGACTCCCAAGTTACCCTATTGCAGCTCAGGCAAGACAAGAAACCGCAGACTTGGAAAGAGAAGAAGATTGGAAAGAAAGTGAAGATGCAAGACATTGGAGTGATTACACCGGAAGAACCGGTGAAAAAATGTATGAGTCGGTTTCTCAAAAAATTAATCGATTTCTAAAAAATTAAATATCCGGATACCCGATCTCTCTGGTCCATTCCCATTCTTCCCATAACATTTTAGCAAATTCGTCGTCAGGGTCATGACGACGAATTTCTATTTCGGCAAGTCCCGGTGCGGAAATAACGGCTTCCATTTCCCATGAATACCAATACCATTCATCGGAATTTAAAATTTTATTGGTGACAAGGCAGCGTATTTCTTTATTCAATGTTAACTGCGTAAGGAATCTTGTCGATTGCATACCCTCCTTCGGTCGTATTAGTAATAGTGATTTCTCCACTTCCAGAAATTGGAGATGTTGCGGGACCTACCAGACCAATTTTTAAAACATCTCCGTTTGTCATTGTGAATGGTGTGCTATAAGTTGAAGTTACTCCATTTTTATCATATCTCATGCTTGTAACTCCTCCTGTTCCTGCTATAGATAAAGTAACTGTTATAGTACCCACATCAGAAAATGTTATTGCGGTTGCAGATCCTATATTTCTAACCGCTCCACTTGGGCCTGCCCAAAATATTGTTGGTTGAAAATCATCAATCGTATTGATATTTCCCCAGTCTGCAGTAAACTGTGGTGGTTCTCCTGCAGCGGTTCCGCCTGCTCTCAAGAAACTTAAAACTAGACTAAGATCCATTATTTTAGTTAAGATAAAATGCTGTAACGCCAGAAGGAAGAGCGTTAGGTAATGTGTGTACTTCTATTGGCAACAACATTGATCCGCTTGGGGCAATTTGAATTAATGTAGAAAATGTTCCACCAGTTGCTCTATAAAAATGCATAGTTACACCGGATGGACTACCAGAATTTGAATTTGAAAATAAAATTCCTTTATGCGTTGGAATTTTAGAACCTGTTGTTATTGGTGCTGCTTTTGAATATTTGTCGTACATGTTACAAATATTTAGTTTTTCATATGGGATTGAAAAGCCATTGAAGACCAAAATGGCCTTAAATGCTCCGGTCCAGTTGCAAAATTTACCATCCAAATACATCTATTTGATTTGCCAATTTTTGCAATTACTCCAATGTGGTAAGAAGCACCATCAGAATACTGGTCTACTTTTACCGTGAAAGGTGTTTTTTGTTTTATTTCTTCAATAAAAATTTTAATGTATTCCGGATAAACTGGCTCCGGAATTTTTGGCAACACTTTTGGTTTTCTTTTTGGTTGCGAGGATGTTTTTTTAATTCTTGGCATGAATGCGGCTGGAGGGAATCGAACCCTCGTATCAAGCTTGGAAGGCTAGCGTAATGGCCGCTATACTACAGCCGCGTATAAGTATTATAGGACAAAAAACAATGATGTCAAATAAAAAAATTGTAAAAGAGGGAAACCTATACAATATGGAAACAACATTTGGTGCAAACCAAAATTCAAGTAAAGATGGTTTGGCTGCGTGGAAAGTGGAAGCTCGTAAGCAAGCATTAGAATATTTAAGAAGGGCAAATGTCCCAAATATAGATCAAGCAATCAAAGCAATATTTGGAACAATGTTAGATTAAGTTCAAAGAAGCGGCCAACTTTTTATTGATGTTTGATTTAAAGTGTTTGTTAAACTCTTCTGTAAGTTCTTCTCTTCTCTTGCACATCTTATTGTATTCTTTTGTGGTTTCTTTCTCATCAGTTTCCATTCTTCCAATACGATAAAGAACGTTTCCAAATTCATAAATTTTTTCTTCTAGTTCTTTGTTATCCATTATTTGCCTTTTAGTTTGTAGAGTATATAATACTACTCGTTCGTGTCAACAATTGACAATTAAATAAATCGTCTATAAAGCTGCGTAGGGATAACTGATACCCCGCAGCAATCAGAGGTGGGGCGCGGGATACCTCAGAAGAACGCGCAGGGCTAGTATCATACTTCCCAAGGCTTGATCGGCTTTGGAAAAAGGGTTCAATGCCCGATTTGCCACTTTAGCTCAACGGCAGAGCAATGCTTTTGTAAAGCATAGGTTGCGGGTTCAAATCCCACAAGTGGCTTTGGCGAGTTTACTCAAGCGGTCAACGAGGGCAGACTGTAAATCTGCTGGCATTGCCTACGAAGGTTCGAATCCTTCAGCTCGCATTATGCACAATGTGAATATACCTCATTTTTATTGTTATCTTCGTAAAGAGCACATGTACCAGCATGAGCTGCATAAGGGAGAATTTGACAAGGTCTTGGTATTCGGTGCACAGTCCTGCGCCGGGTATGCAATGACTTTCCATGTCATGACTGACTACGGAATTGTTCGTAGCAGAGTCCCCATCCACATGTTATGCTGGAAGCCAGATGCTCCTTTAATGCCACTTGATCATCTACAACTTTGGGATTGTTTCCATGAAAATGTATCCACGGTTGAATATGATGCTCTCTTTGATTGCAGGGCAAAGGTTGTTCTTAAAGACAAGACCGAGCATTGGGGCGATTATGTAATGACCTTTGATTGGTATAGAAATGCCTATTCGGAGGAACCTACGCAATACAAATGCCTTCACATGATTGCACTGGACAACGGAAACTATACACTCCAGCCGAATAATAGAATCTTTTGGAAAAACATGTCATTTGTCACCAAGCCATTCCCGGAAAAACCGGACTTCAAGGTTGACAACAAGGCATGGAAGTGCGAAGGTGAGAGTGATCGTTGGATCATCGATGGTCATGATGACAATTATTACTATGATATAAAACCGACTAAATAGTTTTATGCGTAGTTCAGTTAACGCTGACTAGAATCGCCTACTTGCAAG